ACTTCATTCTCTGGCCTGTCCTTAGTTGTCATTCTATCTCTACTTTGCCAATAACTAGTAGCGCTAAAGTCAATGTTGTAGTAAACAATATGGTCCGCTTTACGTAGCGATATACCTTCTCTACCACTAACAATTTGTAGTGCTATACTTTTATTTGAGTTACAAAATTCTTCAAGTGTGTTACAAAGTTGTGTTCCATAAACTTCTTTCAACGCATTGTATTCTTCTTTAAATTTATAAAATATTCCTATTTTTTTATGCTTAAATTTTTTATAAATATACTCTGCCTTAGAGTAGTCTAGCACCATTGATTCACCCGACTCAAACTTTACTGTACCTGAATACATTTGGTGAAGCTTCATCATAAGTTTTACGGGAGTGTCTGCTAAAATTATATTTGGGTTGCCTTCAACCACCAAATGTTTTTTTAATTTATTAGTTAACTTATAAGTTAGCTCAGACATTTCAACTACAAGGGTGTGTTCTTTTGTTTTTATTTTAAACCCAGCCTCTTTTTGGGTGTAAGAAATTGTGTGAGGTTTCATTTGGTCTATAATAGAGTCTAAGCCTTGACTATAATCATTTATAAGAAGGCTATTAATTTTACGTTGCTTTATGTTTACAAATTTTTTAGCAAACTTATAAAATGTTTTATACTCCGAGAAAGGATTTTTGTTTAATACAGAAACTTGATGATACATTTGAGAATAAGATTCTGGCGTAGGTGTGCCAGACAAAAAAATTACATAAGGATTGTTCTCAGATATTAAAGACTTGACCGTTTTTGATCTTTTGTTTCTTTTGGGAAACGCCCCTAGGCCATGAGCCTCATCACACACAACCATATCCCATCCCCTTGGGTCTACCTTATGTAGGGATTCATAATTTATAGTCGTAAGATTATATGATGGGTTTAATAGTTTGTAGTCGTCTTGAACACTACTAATTGCTTTTTTTTTGGTAATAAACAAGAGGTTCTGAACCGGCAGAAGCATACTAACACCCAAGCTCGTAAGCGTCTTTCCGGTTCTAACCTCCATCGCAAGATAAACAAATTTATCTTTTTTCAACAGAGGCAATGCTTTATTTATTATTTCTTTTTGATATTCCCTAAACTGCATTAAAATTCAAGTGAGCCGTTTGTTTCTAATTCGTGTTTATTTCTAAATCTCACCCATCTTCCTCCAGCATCACGCCCTTCTTCGGGGTTACAATTATATTTGTATACCGAGTATGCAACCAGCCATTTATAATATCTTGTTCTTGATACGGTAAATTTTGACTTAGGCGCAAAGTCAGGATTGTCATCGCAAAAGTCTAAATACAAATCGTTTTTATAAATTTTACCACCTGGCTTTAGTTTCTCGTTTTGTCCGCCTTCGCCAATCAATCCGCTCCACTCTAAAAACTCGTGGCAAGTTTCTGCCGAAAGTTGTCTGATTCGTAAGTTTACAAATTCACTTTTAATCAAACCAAACTTCATATACATTTGTAGGCACTCTATCATATAGTTGTCAAACCTACACCACTCTAAGTCATCCCACTCTCCAAACATAAGTTTGCCAAATTCTTTCAAAGGTGTAAAGTCCTTAGTATAGAACTGTGTTAATTCTAACTCCCACTTTCTTCTTTCAAATGATGAGCCTTTACCTTTTATGGCATAATTTGTGGTTATAGTTACTTTAGGGCTTTTACTAAATGGTATCTTGATTGCATCTTTATTTTTCTTTTCTAAAGTTAATCCCTCAGTTACTACACTAAATAATCTTTCAAAGTCAAAATGTTTTTTTACATCATCAAAACATAATATTTGTGTATCCGCAGATACCAGCTGGTATGCAAAACTCTTTTCAAAATTAAATGACTTGCCATCTATGACAACTAATTTTTTCATATGAGATAGAGCGTTCATAAACAAACCTTTGCCCGTCCCTCCCTCTGGATTATCTGATATTACTTCATCATTAAGTATTGTAGCTGGACAATATGATAAATTTTTCCAAGCGTGTAAGAGATAGCCAATAGTAGAACGCATAGAATTTGTTCTGCTTTCTATTTTTCCGCAAATGTTTGAAACAAATTGCTTATAATCGCAATCTCCACTATCACAACTACTAAACTCTCTGTCTATTACATGATCTTTCCATACATAACCACCTAAATCTAAGTAGTCTATTTGCACAACCTCATCGTGTGTTACCTTAACGGCACAATTTTTATAATATAAATAGGCGCTAGATTTGGTGTCTTCAATAAAGTACACTGCGATTGATGATAAAAGTGTTAAAAACTCCTCTCTGAAATACCTAGTATGTTCAGCAAAATAATTGTAAACACTTAAGTCGTCTATTTCTAAAAGATAGTTTAAAATAAAATCTTTTATTTCCTTTTCAGAAGTATGGTCAATAAGGTTGTTAGTTACTTTTACAAACACATAATTTTTACTTCCTTCAGGATTAAATTTGTAGAATCCGTTTTCTTCTAAAAACTGCTTAAATAAAATATGTACAATTTTTATTACACCTTTATCGTTTTTAGTCCAAAATTGATTGTTGGCATTCTCTTCATCTAAACGAGCCAATACATTGTCAACTGTGCTGACCTCAATATCTGACTCGACTAATTGAGATCTAATTTCTTTTTTTGGTACGCCTCGTTTTAATTTAATCTTTATGTTATTGACTCTATCAGCATCTTCATAGTATTTCGTGCCAAAGTTTTGCTTTTGAGCGTATGCTGATTGTATAGTTCTTTTTATTTCTGTTTGATTAAATGACTTAGTTTGGTAATTACCTAAAACAAATTCAGCTAAAGATTGATTAATACCAAAATCATTAAATGCAGATGCTAAAACATAAACATTATTATTTCGCTCTCCCTCCATCATTGGGTATTTTTTTTGCCACCATTTAACTAAAATATCTACTATTTTGTTTTCATCCGTTACGGGAATAGTAGGTATGTCTGAGTGCTTTGTAACCTCAGTAAACTCTTGCTCTTGAATTTTATCCCATAAACTCGACTGAGCGTTAACATAAATTAAGGGGTCATATGATTCATAGCAAACTCTTGATATGTTTTTGCAAGTCTTATCAAAGTATTCGCTATTAAAATAAGTTTGAAGGCTGAGAAAATAATTTTTATGATTTTCAGTTGAAGTAGGTATTTTAACCAAGGCCTTAAGACCATTACCGCTGGGAGATATAAATACAGAATAAATAAACTTATCCTTTGATAGTTTTTCTTTTTCTTGCAACATATCACGATTAGTTTTGTAACCATCAAAATCTAAACAAATTAATCCGCTATGCTCTTTAATAGCTTTATCGCTCCTTTTGGTAAATTTACCGCTGAAGCAAATGGCTGGAAGTTTTTGCTTTAATATGTTTCTATTGCTCTTATCTTTTTCTGCTCTAATTTTTTTAACTATATCTTTAGATGCCCCATCTTGTATTCTTTTAAGCACTAGGTTTACACTTCTATAGAAAGGTTGGGATGTTTTTTTTATATCCTGGAATATGGTTATGTCCATTTTATGTTGATTTAATGTTGATTTTATTAAATATAATTTACTGATAATTAGTTATTTATATATTATTATGTCGATAATGTCAATAATATAATAGAATATATATATAAATAAAAAATAATTGAAGCATATTGCTATGCCTTGACTAATATAGTATATTAATCGTCATTTGACACAAAAAAAAAGCTAAAGAAAGGGAGCAATGACTCCCTTTCAATAACTTCAGGTTGGGTGGTTAAAACGGTAAACCGGTGTCCTCTTTACTATCAACGGAGACAGGATCGTTTGTTTTTGCTGGTGCTTTGTTTTCGTTATTGTATGGCTCTTGCATTTTACAAGAGAAATACTTTACACCATTTTTACTTGTAGTCAACCACGCAGAAACTTGAAAGTCATTTCCATTAATGTCTTTCCCATTTCCTTTGTAGTGTGGCTGGTTGTTATCATCATTTTTGTTTTCGTTTTTAAATAATGAAAAACTCCCAGGCTTTGTTTCGTAATTACTCATAGTTACTTTATTTTAATGTTTTGCTCCAAATGTTCAATCATAGTCATGATAATTTCATCTTTATCACGCCTAGTTTTACAGATGCTTGGAACTTGCATCCATAAATTTTTTTGATTATTAGCTAAGCTATAATGTTTCTTTAAAAATGTAAGAATTAATGTCTTCAGTTTTTTCATCACTAAAAAATTTATGATAAACATCAATCGCTTTTTCAACTTTTTCTTTACCCGACTCAATAAATGAAGGAGAGCAGTCTGCTATTTTTAATCTTCCGTTGCGTTTATCTATTACTATAAAAATTAAGGGTCTATTAAACATACGCTGGTATATATATGCTTGTGAATCATAATTATATGATTTTGCACTGTACAAAAATTTATCGATATCAGAACTTGTTTTGATGTCAATAATTAAATCATCAACTTTATTTATAATATCAGCTTTACCTTTCCATTTTTCGCTCATAATTTCACAAAGTCCTGGAACTTCAAACTCATTGTTTTCTGCGTAAATTAAATCACACAACTCCATATTTGATGACATCTTGTTTACTAAAAAATCTAAATGATCTTTTTCTTTTTGTAGTAATACATTAGGTTTTACGTCTTCATCAAGTTCTTTAAAAATCTTTGTAGTTCTTGAAGATACATCTAAAATTGTAAACTCATCTAATTTGTCAGGCTCAAGCATTTTTGTGTGAAAATATCTCCCCTCAAGCATTGGCTTTGTCTGTTCTTGTGGTTGTCTAAAAGACGATGGGTCTTTTAGTAGCTTTATTATGTCCGAATTAGATAAGAATTGTTTACCAAAATCTCCATAATAATTTTTATCATCCTTTAATTTATCTAAAATATCTTTACTCATTTATTTTTTTATTAATAGCATCCTTAACCGATTTAGTTACTTTGTATTTTGTAGATAGGTTTTTGACAATTTGCTCTAAACCTATTTTTTTGTTTTTAGAAACATAAGTCAATACTTTTGTCCAATTATCATCTCCTATTTTTAAAGTATATGTAGTGCTGGTTTTTTTAATGATTGGAGCGCTGGGCGTGATGACTTGTGTTATATCCTCTCCTACCCATAGAGATAAGCCTAAACCATGCATAGCAACTGCCTTAGCAGTAGATCTTTGTATTGCAGTGTTTACGTCCATAGACGTAATCTTATCAATAGTTATGCTTTTGTTTCTATAGTCCATAATCGGTAAATAATCAATATGCTCAATTCCATTCACAGTTACCCCAACCTTAACATATGCAGTAGTGCCGTCAGTAAAAAAATTTAAACCCGTATGCTCTGATTCATAAACTATTCGCTGAGTATTTGGGTATTTCATTTTAATCATTGCCCAGGCGTTTGCCCAAGACAAATAATTAAAGTTTCCTTTTTTTTCGATTTTGTCCTTAACATTGACTTTTGCCAATTCTTCAAAGTAGTTTTTCATTTTGTTTTTGTATTTGATTTAATTTATTATTGTATGCGTAATGTTTTTGTAAAAGTTTTTCTCTTTTGTTTTTTAAATTCTGTATATGCTTGTCATTTTTTCTAGTATTGACTTCAGTTTTTATTCTTTCTTCAACCAGCTCTAGCTTGTAAACACAATTATAGATAGCCATTCTCAAACAACCAATTTTCCAGCCATAATCATAAAAAACTTGATAATGAGCTGGGTCAATTAACTTATAGTAGCTTCCGCCTTTATTTAAATCTAATATTTGAATTTGATCTTCAAACTTTTGAATCTTAATACCTAAGTATATAGCATTTATGCCAAGGGGCATATTGGTAACAACTGCATTAGTCTTGTTGATTGCTTGATTAAATATTTCGTTTAAAGAAAATTTTTTTTTAATCATTATTAAGGAGTTCAGAAACAAGTTCTTTTACATCTATGTCTTGCTGGATTAATTCTTTCGCTTTGTTGTATCCATGAATTATAGTCGAATGCGTAACGCTAAAGCCATATTGCTCTAAAAATCTTTTTATATAGGAAATTCTTATTGGCCTTTCCATACAAAGATAATAAAGCATCTGCCTGGCATCTACCACATCTCTACGCCTTGTTGTTGTGAACATTTCATCTAAAGTTAGGTGAAATTGTTTGGCTACTTTTTTTGCGTAGCTATCGAATATTTCTTTTTTCATTTCTTGTTTAGTTTATTTAATTCAAATTGTAAGTGATTAATTGCTTTCTGTAAGTCTTCGTTTGGAGATGAGTGCTTTCGGTACGCTCTTAAAATGTAAGTACAAGCAGTTCCTAAGTTATAATTAAGATCAAAGTTTTCTACAACTTCACGAGCAGTATAGTTATTGTCCCCGTTATAATATTCAGGTGTTTCCACAAATACAATACCTCCCGTATTGTTTTCTTTCCAATCCATCATAACAACCACAATATAAATTCATAAACTAAATGTGCAAAAAAAAGAGATATTAAAAATATCCCCGCCCAAGCACACCCTTTAAGGTTTTTTTCGTATTTACTCATTCTCTTGGTGGCTTTGGTTAATAATTAAAGTGCATTTTTCCATATGAATTAGCTCTAATTCGCTGGGTTTTTGATTAAGATGATTTAATAGATTGTAGTACATAACTTTATTATATTTTATTTAATTTTAGTTTGTAAACTTAGTAATTAATTACGGAAATACCTAATAACTTTAAAATTTTTTGCATTTAAAGTGTGGGGGAAATCTTGTTGTAGATTGTCTTTTACCTTTCTGATAGCAGATGATGAGCTAATAGCATTAACTTCAACTTGCTCAAAATCATAACCCATATCTTCGCCGTCAATAAATACTAAAAACCAATATTCAACAACATAGGTTTTTAGTTTGATTTTCTTTTCTTTAATTATTTTCATATATCTATATTTATTTCCAAACGAATATCTACCCACTCCTCGTAATCTCCCACAGCGCTATGTATTGCCCCATCTTCGCCAAGAGCCACAATAAATGCATCATCCTCGATAGCTACTAAGTTCTCAATCAAATCAATAATTTGATCTACCTCTTTATAGTTGCCTTTGTACCATTTAAGCCAATCTCCATAATAGATGGCTATATCTTTGTTTTCTTTTTCTAACTGCAACATACCATCAATTAACTCTTCCAGCTCTTGCTTTCTGTCGGCTGGTACGCCAATAAATACTTCACTTCTATATCCCATTTTATAATTTTTGTTGTAACTCCTTAATCTGTTTAATTATTGAAGGAGTTTGTTTGACTTTAGATTTTAAGTGCAGAATTGTGCTTATAATCACTTTTCTACGTTCTCTTTCGTTAATATTCATCTTTCCAAATCATTTTCGTTAGCACATTCTATCCAATCTGCATTTGTGTAAGATGTATAAGGCTCTTCCTCGTATTCTGGAAAGCCAGAATTTAAATAGTATTCCCTCACTTCCTCAGCACTTAATCCATTATCAGTCAATAAACCCATTTGTTCGTCTGCATATTGACATGCAAAATTATCAGCATTAGGTTTGTTAGTGGACACACACGCTCCGTAAAGCGACCACCATTCTAACGAGCCGTTACTTTTTTTAACAAATGCTTTTAGCTTAGCATTTTCTTTTTTAATTTTATCATTCTCACTAATTAGTGCTTCGATTCTTGCATCTTTGAAATCTACAAGAGATACAAATTGTTGATTGGATAATTTATGATTCATTTTGTTGTTCTTTTAAGGTTTCAGCGTTCATATCAAGTATTAATTCTCTTAGTTCTTTAATGTCTGATTCAGAAGCGTAGGAATGATCCTTTGTTAATTGCTCTATGGTGCAATCTTCATCATCACAACCCTCGTAGCCATAACGCACATCTTCAAACCAATATCTTCTATCGTCTATGTAACGCCATTCGTGATAGGTTACATCTATATTTTCAATTAGTATGCCTTTATCATTAAACGCTTGGCGACCAGCAAAGTCGCATCCTGGCTCTTCATATTCAATTTCTCCGCTTAAGCCGTAATGCTTACATATCTCTCCCACAAGTGGACACATAGGCGACCAAGCAGAATCCCCCAATATTGTGATGATAGGGTGTTCTCCTTGTATATCGTCATCAATATTGAAATCAAACCACCTTGAGCCATATACATATCCACAATCATTGTCGTGCCTTTTGTTTAAAATTTCAATAGAATCTCCTATCTTACCCTTGTCGAGTATATAATCTCCCCATTCTGCTAAATAATCTGTTTCTTCATAGGTTTTCAACCTATCAACTAATTTGTTAAGAGATTTACACCCCTTTTTTCCTTTACCTGAGAATTGTATCCAATTCCAACAATGATTTGCCATATTATATAGTTTTAAAGTTTTTATTATTAAATTCTTCGCAGAAATCCTCTGCTTCTTTTTCGGTTTTAAAATAAGACCAATCCGTCCCACATTCTAAAAATTCTCCACATTGACAATATACATCTAAACAAACTCCATAAGGTACATCCCCATAATGTTCATCGCCTACCATATCAAAATCAGAAACTCTTGTTGCTTTTAGTTGAAAATTGTTTTTCATATTATATAGTTTTAAATTTTTTATTATTAAATTCGTAGTTGTCAATTAGATTTTCCAGCTGGGAATCGGTCAAATCTCTGAACGGAAATATACCTTTATTAGGCTCAATGAACGTCCCACCACCATTGCCGTCATTCCAAATGACAACACTTTTGTAATTGGTTTTGCATTCATAACCCAAACCCCTGCGAGTTTCAAAGTACCTTATGCTGGTAACTTTTAGTTTTTGATCTATTCTTTTTTCTTTCATATTAAATCTAGTTTTTTGATTAATTCTTTTGATTTTACCTCTACCATTGCCTCTAAATGTCTTTTTTTCAACATACAGATTAACATTGTTTCAAATTTTTGAATACTTTGAGAATACACAGAGTCATTAAGTTTTAAATGTACATAATCACTTGCACCCCCATATTTGTCTAATAAATTAGTGTCAATGTCATTCATAAAATTTTCTACAATTTCTTTAATTTCTGTTTCAGCGTGTAGCTGGAGTCGTTTTTCAATTTTATTTAAGTTCATCATTTTAGTTATTATTTAAGTTTACACTTTCGGTAAAATCTTTTATGATTTCTGTTTTATTATTTTTAGTGTCAAGTATTTGTTGCACTAACCATTCTATCTCAGAAATTGGGTCATCACATTCGTTATAGACCCACTTCGCATAATCAACAATTTGTTTCTCTGTTAAGTATTTCATAGTTATTTATTTAAGTTTTTTAGTTTTATTTTTTTGTTCTTTATTTGGTTTTTTCTCTCTTGTGTGTTCAAGCCTAAAAATTTTGTTAGATATTTGCTTGTAGTTCTTGAATAGTCGTGATAATATTCATCTAAAATGATATTACGCTTATTATCTACAAGAGCAATTATACTATCGTAGGATTGAAAATAAACGCCCTTAGGGGTGTAAATTTCAAATTGATTTGCGACAGGGTTTCCACTTGCTGGACTTGTCATTTGTTTGATTTTATACATAGTTTCTTAATTAATTTTTAACGAATATACATAATATAAACAAATTATGCAATTCTTATAAACTTTATTTTATTAATTCTTGAATGGAACAAATGTCTATTGTTCCGTATTGCTTATGCACTTTATTAAGGTGCTTTCTTGCCCTTTCAAATTCTTGTTTGTTGGCTGGGTATTTATATAAATAAATCATTCGCCTAAGATGGGTTATTTCGTTTATCATTTTAATTGTCTTGTTCGATTTTTTCAATCTCTTCAATCTCTTTTTCAAAGTCGATAAATCGGTCTTGTCTTTCTTCAATTAATTCTTTGACTTCTTGGACAATAAACGCTTCAATTCGACTCGCTAATTCTTCGCCGTCAAAAATGTTTAATCCTTTAGATTCTCCCCATTCAATAATTTTTGCGTGAGTGAAATTCTCATTTAAAATATCGCTTACTTCTTCTATGTGTTTATAATTCATTTTGATCAATTTTTATTTATTTAAATTATTATTTATTTTAATTATGTGAAATGCCATAAAATTAAAGTAGTTTTCACAGATTTGGTTTTCTGTTTTGGTGTCGTATTCGTCCACCTCTTGCAGTTCTTTTGCCAGTTCTATAATGTC